GGCTCAGGATATGAGGGAGCTGATATGAGATACAGATGTTCTAAATGTAAGCAGGTGTATGAGAGGGACAGTGGCAAGGCTTGGATAAAAAGCTATTGCAATGAGACAGATCAGTATGCTAGATTGATAAAGGAGAAAAGAGATATGACATTAAATCAAATGGAACAAGAGGCAGTTGTTGTTGAACAACTTGAGTGGCTTCTTCAGTATGAACTTAAGCATGATGCTGAAGATCAAGACTGGGAACTTATCAATGCATTAACAAGAGTGTTGAAAGAGTTTGAACCAGTAAACTTTGTGGAGGAAAAGGTATGACATATCAGATAGAAAAGAGGGATGACTCCACTATCTATTGGACAGCTTCTAACCACGAAGGCTGGCAAGTTGAAAAGCGTGAGGGACGCTATGCTGTCTACTACCACACCAACGAAGTGATGCGACTAAGTGCTGATGGTGTACTAAGTTTTGGGGAGGCTGAGCCGTATTGGTTCAAAACTCTGGAGTGGGCATTGCTGTGTAAGCAAAGGTTACAGAGTTTAGATAGAGCTTTTAATCGTCATCCATCGATGTCATTTTCATTAGGTGTATCAGGCAATGTTGGTATTGGCACTAGCTCAAACACAAAGATGTTTGAGATTAGACTTGGTCCAACTACACCTGTCATTTCAATTGAGCAAGATGGTAGATTGTCACATATAGATTTACCATATTTCTTTATGGGTTGGTGGAGAAACACCATTGTGTATCGAGCATGGCGTAAACTAATGTGGGGAGAGAAAGCATGAGTGCTTGGCTAATTGCAATTGTTGGTGTAGTGTATGCAGTGGTGGCAGTGGATTTGTTACTCAAGGGTAGCACTGGACTAGGCATAGCCTTTATTGGTTATGCACTGGGCAATGTAGGACTGTATATGGAGGCAGCGAAATGAACAAAGAAGACATCATTCGTAAAGCTGAAGAAGATGAGTGGATTGAAATAACTCAATTTGTTAAGTTGGCTGTGTTACAAGAGCGTGAGGCGTGTGCAGGACTTCGTAGAGAAGTGGAGTTGTTGGGTAAACAATCGACAGAATATGAAGAGGGTTTTTGGGATGGCTTGCACAAGTATGAAGACCTAATAAGAGCAAGGGGACAAACATGAAACCAATAGCATGGTATGACCCAAGCAATGGCATGGTGAGTACAGACCAAGACTGCCCTTTGTTTACACCGCTTGGTCAGGTGTGGGGTTTGTATTTAAAGGAAGAAGCGAAGGATGAGCCTTATGCTTTTGAAGCATCAATGTATTCCAATGACAGAATGAAAGTTGACCCTGTTACTGGAAATGTAAGCATTGGCACACCACAGCGCACATGGGTAGGGCTGACAGATGAAGATGAAATTGATTGGGAGGAGGGTGGAAACCTGAAAGATTTAGTCAAATCTATTGAAGCCAAACTAAAGGAGAAAAACACATGACTAATTACACAGACGAAGACGATGAGTTTGCCCGCATCGAACGAGAAAACAAAATGAAGGGACAGCCTTACCACTTTGATATTTTTGTTTCTCCATCACAGCGCAACCAAGTGTTGGAAGAAGTGGCTGAGTGGTTAGAGAACAAAGTTTACGATCCATACTTAGCAGAACAAATTAGGGGCATGAAGAAATGAAAAACTATTTCATCAGTGCATACATCATGGCTGTGTGCTATGGTATTGGAGCCTTCATAAACTGGGATGTTAATGCAGGTAATTGGACAGAGTTTGCTAGGCTCACGGTTGTGCTTATATGGCTACTCATATCAATTCTCTGGGCTTCTTATGAAGCAGAACGTAAAACAATGAGGGATAACAAATGAAAGCACATGAACTTGAAAACCTCATCATGGCAGCATGGATAACCAAGGAAGACATCGACTCCATCCTGTGGGTGTTGACGGACAGAGAGAAGAGTCCAACAGAGGATGAGCTAGCCAACTTATTAATTGGACTGCACACCCTTCACGATGCTAGAATGGCTAAGCTGTTTAACGGATACGAGCAAGTATTAAAGACCAACAAAATAACTTACAAGGGCTATGACATTTCTAAAAACCCATCTACCTTGTGAGACATGTGGTAGCAGTGATGGCTTATCACTGAATGAAGACATGTCCACCAAATGTTTTGTATGTAATAAATATACACCCGCAACTAACAATGAAAGACTTGAAGTGATTGATGTTGATACAGAAACGAAAGACACAAGCTCTTTTCTAAAGGAATATAACGAAGGCTACAGTGTGAGCGTAGCTGACAGACGCATTAACAAAACCACGATGGAACGCTATGGAGTTGTTCGCAGTGGTGGTTATTATTACTTTCCCTATTACGACAGCAACTCCCAACTGGTGGCGGCTAAGCGTAGGGAAGTGAAGGACAAGAAGTTTACAACAGTGGGTGGATGGAGCAAGGGTACATTGTTTGGACAGAACCTATACCCATCCAATGGCAAGTACCTCACCATCACTGAAGGTGAGTTTGATGCACTGGCTGCATACCAATTGACAGGTAGTAAATATCCAGTGGTATCCATTCGCACAGGTGCAGGTAGTGCATTGAAGGATGCCAAAGCAAACTATGAATACATCAACAGCTTTGAAAATATTGTGCTGTGCTTTGATGGTGACGAGGCAGGACAGAAGGCAGCGAAGGAAGTTGCTGAATTGTTTGGCAGCAAGTGCAAAATATTTAAACCAGATCCTACATACAAGGATGCATGCGAGTGGCTAGCAGATAACAAAGAAGCTGCATTCGTAGCCCGTTGGTGGGCAGCAGAGCCTTTCGTTCCTGATGGTATTGTCAGTGGCACTGGGCTGTGGGAGCTAGTGTCTAAACCAATGGAAGCAGCAGATTGTTTCTACCCTTGGAAGGGATTGAACGATATCACCTATGGCATCAGAGCAGGTGAGCTTGTTACATTCACAGCAGGTAGTGGCTTAGGTAAGAGTCAAACTCTTAGAGAAATTGTTTGGCATTTGCTACAGAACAGCAGTGATAACATTGGCTTGATGTTTCTTGAAGAGAGTGTGAGAAAGACTGGCTTGTCAATGATGAGCCTTGCTGCTGATCTTCCTATGCACCTACCTACAACTATGGTGTCTGATGCCATACGCAAGGATGCCTTTGATAAAACACTAGGCACTGGACGCTTATACTTCTTTGATCACTTCGGCAGTACAGCCATTGAAAACATTGTCAATCGTGTCAAGTATATGGCTAAGGGATTGGGATGTAAGTATGTATTCTTAGACCACTTAAGCATCATCGTATCCAGTCAGGACAATGGTGATGAGCGTAAAGCCATTGATGAAATTATGACCAAGCTTCGCATGCTTGTGCAGGAAACTAGCATTGCTCTCATCATTGTTAGCCACCTCAAGCGTCCCTCAGATAAGGGACATGAGGAAGGTGCAACCACTAGCCTAGCTCAGCTTCGTGGCAGTGCTGCCATTGCACAGCTTAGTGACATGGTGATATCGCTAGAGCGTAATGGACAAGCTGACGATCCTGTTGAGCGTAACACCACCAAGGTGAGGGTGTTAAAGAATAGATACAGTGGACAAACTGGTCCTGCTTGCAGCTTGCTTTATAACAAAGACACTGGCAGAATGTTCGAGATTGATGACACAATGGAAGGACTTATGCTATGAAGAAGTGGGATGGATTTGATAGTGCCATCATAGGCACAGCCAATCTTTGGATTGGTAATGAGCGTGTCGATGTCCTTGTTTATGATTGTGAAAAGATGGTTGAGCAATTAATAATTAGGGATGGTATGTCGGCTGATGATGCTGTTGAATACATCAGCTTTAACATTGAGAATGCATACATAGGAAAGGACACACCTGTGGTGGTGTGGCAATATATCGATGAGTGACGGAGGAAAGGGACATACTCAGCGTCCCAAATCAATAGCTGATGAAGAGTGGGCATCAAGATGGAATGCCATCTTTGGTAAAGACTCAATAGAAGATTACAAACAGTCGGAAGATATTAATAACCTCCGACAAAATGATAAGGACAATGACGATGATCTTCTTAGACATAGAGACAAACCTGAAACATGACACCATTTGGTTGTGTGTTACTAAGCACAACACCACTGGTGAAGTGT